GTCAGAAACAGACTTATCGGACATATCTCCGAATAATTGAATAAACAACTCAGTGTTTTTCAGAACACTGTCAGCCTCTTCTTTGTCGTTTGCTTCTATTGCATCCTTATGTTGCCTGTTTAATTCATCCAGTCGAACATTTAGGGCGTCGCCACTGAACATTGATTTTATAGAAACTTCATCTTGCCAGTATTGCTTGTCTATCTCCCTCCTTTTTTCATCAAACGAAGCATACTTATCTTTAAGTTCTTTTACAAGTTTATCGCTATTGGATTTATATGTAATTTCTACAACCGTGGAGCTTGCTTTTAGAACACCTTTATTTTCTGCTGACAAGTCAGATATACTATTTGAAGTTGGTTTGAAAACACCTTTTTTACCACCTTTCTCCCAAGCTAATTTTTCAGCCTCTTGTTGTTTCTCAAGCATATCTTGAGCTTGCTTCTCGATATTTAAAAGCTCTTGTTTGTGGTCGTCGTCTATGAGTGCTTTTTTCTTTGCAAAACCGTCTTCTAGCAGGTTATCGAGTGCTTTTTGATTATCAAGTTCTTTTTGTAATTTATCCAGACCTGATTTAGCAATAAGATTTGTTTCCCTTAATGCTGCATCGGCTATTCCTTGAGCTCTTTTATCAGCATCTTTTTTGTTTTTTGTGATTGATTTCGTAGACCTGGCACTTAAATGCTTATCAGCTTCGTCGATTAGTTGCTGTTGAGCTTTCCAATCTTTAGTACCTAGCATGTCGTCTCCCATTGCTTTTTGGGAGTCTGTCGCTTTTTTCTTTTGATCTTCCCAGAATGCAGCATTCTTGACTACAATTACATTTCTACTATTTAATGCAGCCTCAAGAGAGGAGTTTTGAGATTTTATTTCGTCTGCATTGAAATAACCAAGCGAGCCAACTTTACCTACAGAATCAGACTTTCCACTTTCTTTTATAGCAGAAAGAATTTTGTTTCTTTTGGCAATTTCGGCTTTCACTTGAGCATCTGTCATTTTGGATATGGAGGATGTCCAAGATGCCACACTGTCTTTTTCAACGTCTTGTTGATATAGTCTTTTCTTGCTTTGAAGTTCAACTATAAACTTCTCAAGCGAAACTATTGAGTGAGCAGTTCCCTCGGTAACTCTGTCCGAGTTTTTTAATCCGGTTATTTTATTTTGAGCGTCTTGAATTTGTTTGTCAATTCCTGAAACCTTATCCTTATTCCCTTGAACTGACTTTACGGAATCAGCCTCTGAAATTTGTTTTTTAAGCTTAAGAATATCAGCCAGTTTTAAATTTTCAATGTCATACTTCGCGAATATCTCTGGATATTTCTTTTTTAGAGATTCAAGAGCTCCGATACGTTCCATATCAGCAAGAGCCTGGTTAGTCGCTGCACCAATCAACTTTTCAATTTCTCCGCGATGTTTTTCCTCGGCTTCTGTAGCCAACTTCTTTTCTTCATTATACGCCAATTGTGCTTTTTCGGCAGCTGTTGTACTATCATGTAACGCCCACATTGCCACAGCAACGCCAGCTATAGCCATAGCGACCAAAACATAAGGGTTTGATAGCATTGCTTTGTTTAATGCCAATTGAGCAGCCGTAAGCTTGCTTTTTACAACAGCAGCTATACCTTCAGTTGTAGATAATGTAATTGTGGAGCCTGCATTTGCGATATTGGCTAAAACCTGTTGGTATGCAATCTCCTTTTGAATGAGATTTATCGCATTTATTGTCATTACAGCAGCTTTGTAAGTTCCGTAGACAGCGATTAAACCAGCTATCACTTTACCTACTTGCTCGTAATGCTCAACTATGAATGTAGCCCCTAGTATTGCATCAGAGATAACTCCCTCATTGGATTGGCCTATTGCATTGAATGATCTTGAAATTGTATCTCCAAGGTTGGATATTTGCCCGTTGATATTCTTGCTCTTTTCTTCCATTAGGTTGTAGAACATTCCACCGGAAGCCGTTAGGTTTTCAATTACCTTTTGAACTTCTGGGAATCCTACTTTACCACTTGAAATGAGTTTTTGAACTTCACCGTCAGCAACGCCCATTTGTTTTGCCAATTCGTGAATCATGGGCACGCCCGCTTCTGTAAATTGGCGGAGGTCATCACCCATTAATTTCCCTTTTGCCTTTACCTGGCCATAAACCATGATAAGGCGACTAATGGGAACGCTAAGACCTGAAGATATATTTCCGAGTCTTATGAGTGTGTCGTTTACGTCTTCTTGAGCAACTTGGTAGGCTAGGAGCTGTTTAGCCCCACCTGCTACTTCTTGGAGTGTGAATGGTGTTTTGGCAGCCGTGTTTACCATTTGGTTCATAAGCTCTGTTGATTTAGCTTTACTTCCCAACATGGTGGTGAATCCAGTCTCTAAGTCTTGGAACTCTCCGCGAACATTAGCAACTTCTTTTACAAACCCGGCAACGGCTGCAACAGATAAATATCCGGCAATAGATTTGCCAATATTGGCAAATTGACTGTCCAGTCTTTGACCCTGAATTTCGGCACTATTTCCGATACTGTTTAGTATCGCTTTAGCCTTGTCGGAGTCACGAAGTAACTGATCTGTGTCTAATCCTATGCCGTACCAATTATCCATATAGAATCTTATTTACTTTGTCTTTGTTTTTTGGGTCGTCAGCCCTAATTATTTCATCTTCTTTTTCGTCATCGTGACTTGGGAGTACTGCGCTGTAAAGAATCAGATTAGCATAGCTTAACTCGTTCAGAACATAATCAGGAGTTAGTGTGTAGCTCTTGCATACTCCAGCTACAACCGCCCATATGCTATCGCTTAAACTTTCGTCGTCTTTAGTAGATTTACATCTCTTAGGAAAATTATAGTGTTCAAAAAAAAAGCGACTTTCATGCTTTCAAGGGCTGAAAATGTGTATTCAAATATCTCTTCCGGGCTTAGCTCAAGTAGAATCTGTTTGGCTAACTCCTCTCGTGGGTAGTATGTCGACTTTATTTTAGTGGGGATGAATCCGAACTTATATTTTTTTGTGATAACCTCTATTGGCTCTAGGTTCTTTTTTCCTAAAATAAGTATAGCGAGTATGTCGCTAATGTATTCACACTCGGAAGCATGAGCTAGAACCTCGTATATTACTCTTTTTTCGTCCTCAACATGAAGTTCAGGTAGTGTTGAGATATATTTAGAGACTTCAATAAGCGTTGCAGCCGTTGGCTTTTGTGTCATGTACTCATTATCTCCTATTCGTATGATCGAGGAGTTCTGAAGTATCGTATCGGCTGTTTTTGATTCTGCTGTATTCATTCTATTTAATTTTGAGCCTCCTATAGGATTCGAACCTATGACCTAAACATTACAAATGTTCCGCTCTGGCCAACTGAGCTAAAAAGGCAATTTTTAAAAACGGACTTACCTAGATAAATCCGTTTTATTTTTAAGCTTTTGTGTAAGGCTTCAAAATGTTGCCAGTTGCTGGCTCAAGTGCATCGCAAGTGTACTTCCATTTTTTACCGTCTTTCGGAGTGTAAGTATCTTCAACCTGAACTGATACTTTGTCAAGAATAAAGCCTTCCAATGTTTCATCTTCCGGTGTCAATCTTACAGCATAATGTTCTACTACTACTCCGTCATTATCGACGATTGGTTTTGTTTTGCCTTTTTTGGCGTACAACTCAAACTCAAATGCGTATGAGTTTTTAGCATACTTGGCATCTACTACGCCACCGCCCTCTTGTTTTGCCTCTGACTTAGTTCCCTTTGTAGGAGTCAACTTGGTAGTATCTTCCACCGGGGTGTCAACTACCGTCCAAACAGGAGAAGCTGGCATTGCATCGGCTACGTATGCGCAAATTTCAATTTTAGGTTTACCCCATGATAATGTTGCCATGATTTTATGTATTAAAATGTTGAACGTTTGAATTTCAATCTGCAATTGACGAAATACTGATCTATGTCATCAACTTTGAATGATTTTATAATTGAATCTAAACTAAATTTATACTCCCCTGATAAACTGATTGATTCTACGAGATTCTCACAGATTCTCTCAATTTCAAGACAACGAGATACGTTTTTGACCAATACACCTTTGTTTTGACCATTGTCTATGTTTGGAACATAAACATTGAGGTTGAAAACACCGGTTTGTATCTCTCCGTCAACTCCCGCCAGAAACGAAATAACTGCATCTTCAACTTTCGAATCAATAGGTCTTATACCTTCTCGGTAAACCAAACCTTTGATTATACTTTTCAGAATGCTTGTTTTCAGAATATTGAAAACGTCTGTTTCTATCTCCCCGGCTGTCTTTCTCATTGAAGTTGATTTAGTAAAGTGGGAACTAAGCTTTCGGCCATTAACTCGGATGAAGTAATTACGTTTTTACCGACAGCTTCTAAAAGTTCGGCATACTTCATTCCGGCTACTACGATAAGCATAATTCCATTTGATTGACTAGCTCTTTCGATTGTAAGACTTCTACCTGTTTGACCTCCTACAGTGTTTTTAAATAAGCTAGAATAGATAATTGATTTGTTTTTTACGACCACAAAGCCACGTGAATCGCTCAAGTTATTAGATACGTTTTTGTAACCTCTGTTTTTCTCCATATCATCAATACAAATCTTCCCTAATCCGATAAGCATAGCTACTAAACTTAATTCCAACTTGTCAACTCTTTGGTCGATTATTTTGGATATTTCGGATTTCGATTTTAATTGAGTGATTGGCATTACACGGTTATTTTAATCCTACCTACCAACTTAAGGAACTCTATGTTTTGAACGTCAAACTCAACTTCTCTTTCGTCTATTATTAGCTTAACTCTGTCTGTTGAGAATCCTGATTTCATTGGAATGAAAATAATATAGGAGCTTATGATAAACTTCCCGTCTTGGTATTTTCCGTTGTTACTGTGTGAGTTTGTTTGAATGTGACATGGAATTTTATCTCCAAAATCAGAGACTACTTCGATAGGTATACCATCTTCATCTAATCCACCTCCCGAAGTAATTTTTATCTGAACAAATCCATTTTGTATCATAGGAATCTAGCTCTTGGCGTTATTTCATTTCTAAGTCCCAGTCTTTTGCATTCATTCGAGTAGAATAGTTCAATGTCCTGACGTTGCGCCCTTACTATTGAAACTCCGCCCTCTGAAACAGAACCTGGTCTCAAAAGAAGTGCAGGAATGTACGTTACGAAAGCCATATAAACTTCCGGTTGGTTCGATTCATCCACTGCTTTAGTTGTGTCCCACAATCCCATATTCACGCAATCAGCCTCACTGAGAACCAGTCCCAGTGAGGTGAATTGTTGTGATATGTATTCAAGGATTGTCATTAATCCAGATCGTCAAGATTGATAATTACAATCTTATTTGGATTAGCGATATTCGGCATCCATTCAGCCATATACTCCGTGAAGCGACCTTCGTCAGTTCGTTGAGTAGAGATAAAGTGACCACCTTCCAATCCAGTATAAACCTTGTTTGGAACAGGGTCAGTTACTTCGTAAGGCTGGTGCCAAACCATTTTACCGATTTTATCAGAAATGAGCAAAGCGATACGGTCATCTGCAAACGTATTCACAGAAGTTCCGTCTTCTTTTACTACATATTCTTCAACGATACGGATAGGAGGCAATCCAATACCTACAAGCAACTGATTGGCCATTGCAGCCGAAAGAAGTCCACCGGATACAGCAAGCTCAGAACTACCAAGGATCATTTTGTACATTGACTGAAACTCAGTACAAGTAGCAATACGATTGTTGAAAGTAGTTTGGGTCATTTCCATTACGGAGAATGTTCCGATTGTCGCTTTCAAAGACTGAACTTGTTTCTGAATGTAAGTAACTAAAGTTGCTTTATCAGTAGAAGCCGGTTTCTTTTCAATAACTGGAAGAACGATGTCGATTAACTCGATACCGTCTTTGTTATTCGCGATATTCACTGAAGCAGTTCCAGTTGAACGAAGCAACCCAACAACATAATCCATACGTTTGTGCGGAGCTAATGTACATTGACGGATATCATCGGCTATGTAGTTGATAATTTCAGTCATTACGGCTGGCTGTCCAGCTCCGGCAGCGTTGAACTTGTCAATCAAAGTTTTCACCATATCCAAACGGTCATTGTCCATTTGGTAGCGGTTTCCGATTGGAGCAACTTCTCCAGTTCCAGAACCTAAGTTTCTACGTTCACGTAATGGTTTTTTGCCATTTTTCGAGATAATAGAACCCATTGTTACACCTGTAACAGTTCCGAAGTAGGTTTTAAACAACCGTGAGTTCGATTGCTCGAAGTCCAGGTAACGTTTCCAAAACACAGTATCAAGGGTAGTTTGATTAACCCTGTCAATCACTGCTTTAATGACCATTGGGTCATTGAATAACTTATCTAATGTAAGTACCATGATTTTTTTATTTAAAAGGGTTAGATTATATCAAAACGACCGCCTAAATTCACTTTGTCAGGAGCTGACAACGGAACTATCAATTTACTTTCGATCACTTCATCGACGGCAAAGATTGCGTCTACGATTGCACCTGTTTCGACTTTCGTACGAGCATAGTTCAAATGCGTTGCTTTGTTCTTTGGAGTTGTTGCAGCTCCGTCAGCTGTTTCAAACAATACTTGTCCGGCTGTTACGGCTGCTGCCAAAGACACGGTCAATGTATCGTAGTTAGCATTGGTTTTGTTGACTGCTGTTACGGCAGCGGATTTTGTTCCGTCACCTACAAACATTCCGACATAAGCCAGAGATTCTTTTTTCACTTTGATAGCTGTAGCATTAGCTGCTGCGTTTTCAACTACCTTTACATTTTTAACAGCCACTGCTTTGCGAGTTGCAAAGTCAATAGCCAGGGGAGCTAGTGGTGGAAGATATGAACCTGATACAAGACTTGCGTCGTTCAGATTAAATCCGCCTGTTCTACGGTGAATTGATGCAACGTCGCAGTTCTCTGCGGTTACAGGAAATTCCGTTAAATCGTAAGCTATTCCGATAGGCATAATTTTACTTTTTAGATTGTTCGACAATAATTTCCTTTGTGCCTGTCTCAATCAATTTGGCAATATCGCTAGTGTCTGATTTTGGAGGGTTGCCTTGTTCTGGTGGAGTGGTGAAAGAAAATCCCAAATCAGCCGATTTTTGTTTGAATACTTCGTATTGATTTACGATAGTATCAGCTAATGTTTGAACCTCCGTTTCGTCCCTGAATTGGCGACCAGTCAAGGCTACACTCGAGAACTCTTCGGGAACTTTCTTTTCGGAAAGAATTCCAGTGAGCTTTTGAGCTAATGTTTGACTTTGACGATCTGCATTGAAAATATTTAACCCGGTTTCGAGAGAGCCGACTTTGTCAACGATTGCTTTCGCCCACGCTGGCATGTCATCTACTTTCACTTCTTCTTTCTTTTCTTCAGGTTTCTTTTCAAGCTCTTTTTTTACACGTTCGGCTTCGGAAGTCGCCCGTTTGTCTCCAAATGATTGAATTGCTTTCAACGTTGCCTCCGCCCCGGTGACCGCTGCATCAATCTCAGTTTCTTCTTTTACGAACCCTGCGAGTTGTTTTGAAATCCCCTCCAGTGTTTCGCTCGATAGCCCTAAGTTTGCATACTTAATTCTAATCGCTGCTAAGATTTTTTCGTACATGGCACAATGATTTTGATTTATAATTTTGAATTACAAATTTACGGGTAAGGAAATGCAGTACATAGATTTAGGAGGCGTATAACCGAACAGTTTAATTTAGGTTCGTTATTTGTTTATAAAAAAGAAAAGCCCACTTTCACAAGCGAGCTTTTCCGAGGTAATGGACTACAAAATTTAAAACAAGAAAAATGTATAACTATGACAAATTGATATTCTTTTATTGATTTTTGCGTGATTGTGTTTTATTTTGTCGGAGGTGTTTTGTCATTTATATCGGTTTTTGCTGCTAAATTGATAGCATTTTGTTTTTGGTCATCTTCAAATTTCCAGATAAATCCATAAGCCGTCTTGTGCTCACCTCTACAACATTTAAGAATGATTTATTTTTTTGAAATTATTTTATTTTCATTGCTTAATTCAGAATCCAACTTTACCTCTTCTAATTCTGATACGGCATTATCTGTTAGGCCAGCCATTATAATTCCCGTCTTAGTTGAAGCGACACCTCCGCCAACTGCTGCCACTGCGTCAGTAATATCTGTAGACCGGTTATTAATCATGTACGGAACTACCTCAGTTTCAATCTCAACTTGTTTTACTATGTCGGAATAGGAGGGTTGCATTGAACCGATTGCAGATACAACGAAGTTCACTCTTCTTTGAAGGAACTCTTCCACGTCCTCAGCGTGATTACTTACGGCCATGTGCGCACCCATGAAAGCAAACTTAAAAGCAACACCTGAAAAAGCGGTACCGTTTCCTTTTAGGTTCTCAAATGTTATGCGAGGCGTATTGGTCAATCCGTAGGCTCTTTCTGTTAGATTGTCGAATTCTAGCTTCGCCATTTCTGGGGATTGTTGCCAGGTTAAGTATGATATTTCAGCTCCGTTCTCTAGCTGAATGATCTCTGAACCTGAATTTCGACCGATAATATTTTCAACCACACCGGAAGATGTTAGTTTTGGGAAGAAATTGAAATCCAAACAGTCTGCAAAGTTAGATAGAAGTGTTTCAAGCCTTTCTCTGATTGTTTTGATTTTGTCGCAAAACGGTCTGTCTCGATACATGTAGATCACTGGGAGCTTTTCAAACTTATGTTCAAATTCTTTTACGAACTCACCATTTTTGTATATGGTTACTTTTGACTTATCAACGGACATGAACATTGTAGTGTTATTCGTTCCGTCAACGTCAGTCGTCATGTATTCTCTTGAAATAACAATCAAATCCCCATATTCATCAAAGTATGGATATAATTTATCCCCACGAAAAGGCGACCAGATAGCGACTTTCAATTTACGTGTAGATACGTTCGTTCCTACGGCTTTCAGAACCATATTAAGCACCTTTTTCCACCAATTCGTATCTTCGACCGTGTACCAATACTCCGCTACCTCTTGTTCAGCCAACCACGCCCGGACAACTCTCTTGTTGTGGAACTTCATCTTGTTTTGGCGGTAGATACTTTTCAAAATGTCGAGAACTGATTTTTGTTTTTCGTCAGTTCCTTGGATAGTTAGCGTTGGCTCAATCCCTACTGTGAAAGCTGTATGAATGTTCACAATATCTTGTTCCAATGGGAGCGCAATACGGTTCACTTCTTTTTTTTCGAAACGTGCCGGCTTTGTCACCTTACCTTGTGCATCTCTGATTTCATCCTCAATCAACACACTTCGCTTTGGTCGTTTTTCGGGGTCAAAAACGGCATGTTGCTTTTCATCCCAATCTTTCAAAAGCGCACTGGCATCCGGAAGGTCTGTTTTTCTTTTTTTTAGTTCAACAATTCGCGCTTTTGGTTCAAGTCTGTAGATTTCTTCGAGTGTCATAATTTCAAGAGTTGATGAAACTGTTTTTTACTAATTGGTTTTCTTGATTTGAAATGTCGCTCTTTGTCTGCTTTTATAGCCTGAATTAAAATATCGTAAGCTTCCTGTGCATTCATAATTACTCCCAAGGATTATCGTCGGTTAACTCAACATAAAGCCCTTTCAATGTTTCTACAACTTCGGGCAGTTGATTCTTAAGCTGTTCAACATGGAAGTCAGAGCCCATAGGTAGATTCATAGCAAAGACAAGGTTTTCTATCTTATCTATCTCTTGCGCTAATTCTTCGTAAATGTCGGTTTTTGCCATTTTAAATTTTATTTTGTTGAATAATATTTATATCCAGATAAAAATCAGCCCATATATTCATCGTGTAAACTACTCTCCCGTTAGGCTTATCGTAATGCGGTTTGATATGCTCTTCTTTCCACATGTTTCCGGTGAAACAATCAGAAAGAGATTGCATAAGCTCTTCGACTGGCTTAGCTTCATCAATCCACGGCATTGCCATGATATCCATATCGGAGGACAGACTACCATGAAGACCTAATGCCCAACCGCAGTCAAGTGCAGAATTCATCAAGTCCGGCCATATACTCGCATAAAATGCAGCCTTTCCGTTTTGTGTAATACGTTCCCTGCTTTTTGCCATAATCACTTATTTAAAATCCCAAACAAACAAGTCAAAACGAAACAAACGGCTGTAAATGGACGCTCCATTGATATTCCGTTTTCTGATATTGTAGTTTTCCCAACGAACGCGCCTAAAGCGAGTATCACAAGGATTATTGTTATGTAAATTGTTATTTTCATGTTTAATAGAATATTCCTGATATGTTTTGTTTTTCTTTTTGGTTTCTCATTTCAATAGTTCCGGTCAATGTATCTTCAGCATCGTCATGTGCATTTCCACCCTCTTTCCTATATGAAGTTATATGCCTTGCAAACTCTGGCCATCTCCTTTTCCAGTCGGAGGGGAAATAAGTCAAGTTCTGAACCTCAGAAGACTTTGTAAATATGCGAACCTGTTTGTTTTCGCTCTGATTGAACCAATTTACTTTAGTTCTATCATTCCTGATTATTCTCAACTGCCTTTCAACGTTTCTTGCAAACCCCCTTCCGGCACCGTTACTTTCAATGTTTATTTTTTCAGTCCCGTTTTCGCTAAGCATTTTAGCGGTTGCTGGTTCTGTATATTCCATTGCCTTATCAGTGTAGAGAACGTCTGTAATAAAGTTCCCAATCTCAGTTTCAGTATAGCAAATAGAACATAGATAATCACTACCTGTATCCGCAGTGTCTGTGTAGTTCTTTTTGATAGCTGCTTGAGTGTATGGAATCATTTCGTAGGTCTTGAACTCTCCATACATTAAACCTTCAATCGGTTTTGGATTTTGCATGTATTGAGTTTCAAAAACATACGAGTTGTTGTCTTTCAACTTATAAAGCTCTTCAAGTGTATGCTTATGCTCCCACAATGCTTTCTCGTTTCCGTCTTCGTCAATCTGAATAACTGGCAATGAGATAACCGTCCATTCTCCACCTTCTTTAGCGTCTCCCTCTAGCTCAATTAAATATCCACATAGATCATGTTCATGCAATCTCTGCATGATTATGATAATGGGAGTTTCTCTACTGTTTACGCGACTCCTGATTGTTGTTTCAAACCGCTGATTTACCTTTTCTCTCAAAGTTTCAGACAGTGCATCTTCTGGTTTTATCGGGTCATCTATAATAATTGCACCCGCAAACTCGGAATCATAGAAGGGTATAAAGAGGTCTATTTCTTCTTTTTCCTTGTCTTCAACTTCCTTTTCGGGAGCGACAATCCCAGCACCGAACCCAGTAACCTGACCGCCTGTTGAGACTGCATAAAATCCACCTCCCTGAGCCGTGTACCACTTTTTGTTATTGCGACTTGTAGTCCTAGCATCGAATAACTGTCTGTAATAATCTGACTCTATCGTTTCTCGAATCTCTCTTGAATTGTCTAATACAAGGTCATCGGAGTACGATAGGTGGATAAACTTCGACTTAGGGTTTATTGCAAATCCCTCAGTTACGAAGTTCTTAACTACTATCTCAGTTTTCGAGTACCGTGGAGCAATATTGAAAATGACTTTTTTTAATTCACCGCTAAGAACTCTATCCAGCGTTTCGCATATGATTTTATGGTGATCTCCGATTATAAACTTTTCGCCCGTTTTCTCCTTAAAAGAGAATCTAGTGTAATTGAGTGTACTTTCTAAAGCCCATGTCTTCTTTATGTCTATATCACGAATATCAGTATTCATTATTCATGCTTTTGTAAAGCTCTTTTATCTCATCTTTGCTCAATACCCTTGCAGTCGGGAGGTCTTTCCCGTTTGTAGTCAAATCGACATTTTCTCCGTAGCCCTCTTTTCTTCCTAGCGTTGACATAAAGTATCGGAGCATGCTTGGGTCGGGTCGTTCTTTCCAGCCAATAAACTTACCTGTTTCATCTCTATCAGGAACACCTAAAGCAACAATTCGCCCCATTGTGACACATTCGTCTAGGAGTGCACCTTTGAAGTCGTCAATTGTACTCTTGAACAATTCGTCTTCTTTCGCCCAGTCATAAACCGCCTGCCTTGACACGCTAAAAGCCTTTGCAATGGAGGTTATATTTCCATTGCAGGCTTGTGATACTTCTTTGAACTTTTTTAATGTTGGTTTTTTCATGCGCGCGTGCGAGAACTGTCAAGTTTGTCAATTATCAATCAATATCGTTTGTGAAAATCAAAGTTGGCGTATTTTCGATACACTCACGAATAGATACCCTGAAAGGCTCGTTATCGTGGTCATTGTCTTCCCAAATGTTTATGAATTTATCATCCCATTGATCTTCGGGTATTTCTTCTACTTTATCAATCTGCATCTGACAGATAGTTTCAAAAAAACATTCTTTCGCTTGCTCTTCTGTTTCTCCAGAGAAAGCATAGCAATGATCTTCGCAATAAAATTTGAAAACTTTCATAATCGCTCTTTTTATTCTACCTTTTCTATCATATTTTCAAACAATTCTCCCTTTATTACCTTATCTCCAGGTTGAAACCCAAAACGAAGCATAAACGATTCTTTAGCCTCAGCTGTATCGAAGTTAATCATAACGTAAGACTCCATGTCTTTAGCTGCACTTTCCGAAGCCTCTTTGACTTGTTTCTTTACGTCCTTTACGTGTCGCTTGTCAATCTCCTTTTGAATTTGAACCGGAGCAAGCATTTCATTGAACTGATTTGCTATGCTAACCTCTGTTTCCGTCTGCATGGTAAAGTCAATTCCAATCAAACTCAAATCTTCGTCTGATAATCCGGCATTCTTGTAGTCAATGTCTGGAATCAACTCACGGAGCTTGTCAAAATCAAAAGTACCTGAAACGTTCACGTTGTTGAAAAAAATGTTCAACTCTTTTTCTGTCTTCAAGTCAACTGAAATGAGTTCCACTTTCAATAGATAATCAACCTCTGGATAGTTATTCAACTCGTCCAGTATATAAAGCTTTTGGTGTCCTGAAACGAGCGTGTTGTTTGTCATTTGATTGACAACCATTCCACCAACAACCCCATATTGTTTAATCGACTTCTTTAGAAGCTTTTTCGCCTCATTTGAAATCTTACGTGGATTATAACTTGCAGGGTGAATCTTTGAACGGAGTATTTCAACCGTTTCGCTTTTGAAATATTTATTTAGCTCTTCCATAATCAATTTTTCTTTATCGGAACGTTACACAAAACCTCCGCAGTACAAGTACCGCCCAAATAGTCAAACGTAATTGCTGCAATCGCTCGACCCTGAACTGTTTTCAATCCGTCGTAATTCAGCTCTCTTTTTTCGAGAACCTCAATTGCTTTCTTGTATCCTTCTTTCACTCCGAAATTCACCGTTCGATTAATCGGCTTTTCTGATAGTCGCTGCTGAATCCGTTCTTTTACCTCTTGAACCTCGCTTTCGGTCGGAGGCGGTGACTGGGTACCTAAATTCTGTTGAATCAGGTTTAAATCTTGTTTGTTCATGATTCTTCCACATAAAGGGTTGAACAAATAATCTGAGGATCCTCACCGATATAATTCAAGTGATAATCCATGAGAGTTGGCATTTTCATTTCGTCAATGCACTGAATCTTTGTTGACTCAATCTCTTCCATTGTGGCCTCACGAATCAAATCAATGTCGTAAGTTTCGTAATCATGCTCCAACAAAAGGCAGTCAACGGCACTTTCTTCACTTTGTGCTATAATCCAGAACTTCTCTCCGTCAACTTCGACAATGTAAATCTTCCACTTTCCGTCATTCTTTCTCTCTTCGAAAGGAGTATCAACCGAAAGGAAAATAGGTGGTTGTGTTTGTCCACTGACAATACCTATCCAAATACGTTTTGTTTCGACAATCTTTTGAATTTCTTCGTCAGTGAGTTGCCAACACGAAATGCATTCAGTTCCGTTGCTGAATACTGGAAGAGAACTACACTCTTCGTCTGTCATACTTTCCGGTTTGCCCAGAACTTTGTTTTGCTCTTTAAATTCAATCGGTTTCATAAATCACACTTTTTTAATTATTTATTATCATAGTCCCATAGAATCTTACGGCTCATTGGAAACGCCTTTAAAATCTTTTCCAAATCCCCCGGATAGTTCTTTCTCAAATACAGAAAACAATCCAGGTTAAACCCGACACCACCCGAAGCGTTCTTTCCGTATCGAACCGGTTCAGGAAGTTTATTTTGTCGCATGTAAGCCAAAACGTCTTTGTTAGTCCAATCGTCCAAAGGATAAACCTTGCCTAAATTCTGACTATTTTCGTATGTCATTAGCATTAACCGCCTATTGAGCGAATCAGCTTTTTTCATGCCGTAAAACGAATACTGAATGCCAGTTTTCAATCTAATTGCATTGTCAATGTCAGCCACTTTTAAAAGCTTTACGTTCGGGTTTGGAACACAAAAAGTACCGGTTCTGAGTATGTACGTCAAATTCCAGTGAGGTACTTTGAGAATTTTTATTTTCGGGTATTTTGTTTGCGCCCATTTCAAGTAATTCTCGATGTGGTCTAACCCGTCAACAAAGTACATTAGTACGCATGTAATCTCTTCGAAGTTAGGATACATTAAGTCAAGCAGAGCGATAGAGTCTTTCCCACAGGAAAAAAACAGCAAAGCCCGAGTAGTTTTTGCACTAATCGAGCCTATAATCTGCTTTGCGTTTTCTATCGAACCCACTTGACTTAATCCTTTAACCGGCACTCATACCGAACGACCTACGAAGATCGCGGTAACGAGTGTTTCTGGAAACGAACTTTCCACCTCTACCTACTTTTCCACCACTTCCAGTGCTGGCTGACATTCGAGCACCTTTGTACCCTGAAGTCGAAAAACCTGTTCCTCTTTTAACTCAGCTTTTAATTTAAATTGTTAGACATTCTTTTCAATCACTCGACCTAAAGAGTAGGCAATTTGAGCTGCCGTGTACTCTTCACCGTCGTGTAGGTATGTAACAAAATTATCGTCATCGTCAACCAATAGCGAAACTTCAGCTTCTTTTATTTCTACAAGAGCTGAATTTCTATCCGGGTTATACCCAACATAGAATTGGATTGCATCGTATTCGCGTGGTTGAATGATACCGTCAACCTCAACTACAAATCCGTCTGAATCAACCTGGCAATACTTACGCATTGTGTTTGGGCGAATCTCTCTGAATTCTTGAGGCTTGGTACCGGCGATAATTTCATCGAAAAAATTTTGTTTGATAATTAACTGAAGAATTTTCATGTTGCACTTTTTTTTAATTAATAATTTAGTTGCGGGTGAGGTATTCGAAACCCCGACCTCTAGGAAGTTAACCTAGCAAGCTACCACTGCTCCAACCCGCGGTATTTTAATCAACTCTTACAATTGGCTGATTTATGTAGTGAACACAAATAAGCGGTTGACCTAGTAAGTCAACGCCTATTTGATATGTTACTGTTTTATTCATTTATTACTTAACCTTATATTTTTTGGTGCAATTGGCATCCAGTAACAATCTAAGTCCAAATAAACGCACCTACCATATTGAAAAAGTAAATGTGAGTTTGTGAATCCTAATACTTCGTGATTTTCGAATACTGCACCGAAATCATTTGTAAATGTTACTTTGTCGCCAATTTTCAAACCGCTATTTAGTGGGCACTCTTGCAAAAAATCAGCTTTGTTTTTATCTGCCCACTCTTCAAATTCCTGTTTGTGTGTCTTCATATCAAATGCCTTGTTGAAGTTTGATATTCTTTAACCACATGTTAGCAAAAACCGTTTGGTCTGCTTGCATTTTAGGATAATACCCTTTAAACTCGCCATTTTCAATTTTTACACTTTCACGCTCGATACCTAAATTATCTTGTTTGAAATAGTAAGGCACTACCATGCAGCCAAGTGAATCGTTTTTCAATAAAAAGCACATTTCAGGATCTGCCATTAAATCGCCACATTGTTCGTAATAGTGAGCAATTGAAACTAAAGACTGTTTTTCGTTACTTTCCAGGACTTCAACTGAAACCGGCATGAAGCCACCTTTTGCGTTATCAATTTTTATATGACCTTCGTTTGCTTTTGCAAGCTCAACTAACTTATTGAAAGTTGCTGTTGATTGTTTGTTGAGTATTTTCATAAGACAATCAAAAGTTATTTATTTGCATCAGCTCTACATAAATCTCAACTAATTTTTGAAAACGCTCTATTTTCATATAATCAATTAATTCATCAGCATTTGTATATCCCTTTTCGATTGAATCCATCAATACCAATTGGATAGCTGCTAACAGCCTTGTTTCTTTACTTAGTGTTTTCATGGCGCAATCAATAAATAGATCTGATACATTCACAAATACACTTAACGCTGCTATATTGACTTGAAGCATACTCAAAATGAGCTTCGACCATTTTAGCTACTTCATTTTCATTATTGCCACCTGCAATAAGTCTTTCAGTTACTTTCTGTTTTAAATCTACAACCACATAGAAGTCATCAAAGTCTTGTCTTGAAATCTGTCTCATTTCATTAACTAGATATACAAATGAAGAGTAAATTTCAGCCTCACATGTATTGCCTGTTGATTTGTGTTTGATTGTTGTTGTTTTCATTTGTCGCACTTATTAATTGTCAACTGAATTATTGACCTCAACAAAAATACAACATTATAATTATATTGTATGTATATTTATAGTTAATGTTTGCTAAATATATACACAATAATCATATATATGTATTTTTTACTATATTTGCACTCAAATTTAAACAGCTCCTAAAATGGAATCAAAAAAAGTAATTCACGTATATTTGAAATCAGAAGACAAACATTTGTACTTCGGTTCGGTAAAAGCAATTTATCAAAACTTAACCTCTGAACAAATAGGTAGCTCCTATGATTCTTTGGTTCGTCGTGGATTTTCAGAAGACCCAAACAAGTTTGAAAACTCCAGGTGCATAATCAGAAAAGGCGAAATAATTCGCATGAATAGTCAGGAAGTCAAAGACCGTCTTATTTCTCGGTAAAGGTAGTCAGCTTCCTGTTTAAAGCATTTGTAATGTGAATACAAAAAACGAACCTCTGTACTAATGTTCGATATTCTGGAGCACGACAAACCAGTAAGAACAGCTAGTTTATTTCGAGTTCCTTTCTTTATTCTGTCACCAACAAAAAAAGACGGACAATATAATGAAATACAGACATATACGAATAGCTTCTTGTCTTGTAAACATTCTATTCTCTCAACTTTCTTAAGCTTTACGAACTCTTTTACTACCTCGTTAATATCGCATTTTGCAGTAAAAAACGAAGTTATCAACTCCTTTTCGGTATTTTCTAGTTGTTTTCTTTGCTCTCTGACTTCTTGAATCTTGGCTACTATCTCATTCATGTTTGTGTGTGTAAATTTTATTTGTACTTTTGCTGAAGATAATCGGGGTTCGGTCGCACTTTCCCTATTTATCGTAAAGGGTTGGCTTTCGGGTCAACCCTTTTCTATTTAATCATTTCGTGTTGTTTAATCCAATCTTGGACGTACCATAATTGACCACAACCACCTCCGATATCATCTTGTCCGGCAGGGTCAAATACTCGAACGTTATACCCACATTCTACAAATGAAGATGTTATAGCATTTATCTTATCAAACTCCCGATAACCTTTTTCTTTCATATTTTCGTCAGCCGAGCAAATTACAGAAAACGTAAAATTGAAAACAACTGGTGAAAACAAATCCTTTAACCTGTCCATTTCTTCACTACTTTGATTGTGTTCGCCAATACAATAATTCACATAAACAGGTCGTTTTGTTTGTTTATTCCATTCAATTCCAAAATCACGGATTTCACGTAAATTCAACTTGTTTTTGAACGGTATAAGCTCATTCCTTTTTTCTTCAAATGCTTCGTGTACTGAAAATTGAAGTCCTACTTTTGGAATTTCAACACTAATTCTTAGTAGTTTTTCAAAAGCAGTATGATTTTTTGCTCCCATTGTCGAAAGAAGTAATTCGGCATTTGGATATAAGTTATTTAAATCCTTTATGGCAGAAATCACATTGTCGATATTTAAAATAGGTTCGCCCATGCTCATAAACATAATTTGAAAGCGTTTACCAGTTGAATTTATGTCTTCGATATTCATATTAGACAAACAATGTTTCACTTGTGATACTATTTCGTTTGAGGTTAAGTTTCGAATGAACTTTTTGCCAGTTCCGCAAAACTTACAGCCAACCGGGCAGCCACTTTGAACCGATACACAAAGGACGGTTCGGATATAAAAATCTTCATATCTATACAATACGGCTTCTGCCACCGCATTTCCAAAATCAAATACATATTTCCAAACATTACCTTCGGAACTATCAAATCTTTTTGTTTTCATATTATATATCATTCTCTTCGTTACTCATTTGAAAATACCTGTACGCTCCTTGCGGGTCATATTTGGCTACATGTTTGTACAATCCCGTCTTTCTCCTGAAAGCTGCAGAACTATCGAAAATATCATGGCATGACCGGCAACCGATTACAAAATTCCATTCTGCTGTATAGTGTTCTGGCCATATTGATTTGGGGAGAATGTGCATTAAATCTGTTCCGTTATTCATTCTGCAGATCATGCACCGCTCCCCATTTTGCTCAATCAATTCTTTCTTTATCCTGGCAAGCTCTCTGTTTTTAGCAGCTTGTTTTGTTGATACTTGTTTCATAATTTAGTTGGGTCAAACGTGGAGCCGTCAAAATCGCACCTAGGGCAATTGCCTGGTCTGTATTTTGTTTTGCAAATTGGACACGTCATCTTAAAAAATTTATCTCTTTTCTAATGGTTGATTTTATCTCGGATACTAATTGCATGGTTCTTTTGTCTTTCACTTCGAGGAGTTCTGATATTCGATTAAACCCATGCTGAACGGTTCCGTGATTTTTTCGAAGAATCCTTCCGGCTTCACTTATACCGTTTTGATTTCTGTAGAAATACATGCACAGCTGCCGGGCTTCGTTTACTTTTGGAATCCTATTGTTTGACAGGATTGTTTTAGGAAGAATTCCGGTAAGCTCCGAAATAATGGTTAGATAATTCATTTAATCAATTCTTTTAGTTTTTCGATATCATCTTCCGTCCACCAATAGGTAGAAGCTCCACCCAAATTAGGTCTCCTATTTTCTTTCTTTACTCCGATAACCTGAGCGTATTCTCCAAGCTCTTTTGCTGTGAGCTTCTTTCCGGTTATCGGTTTTACTATAAATGCCACTTTAGAGGTGGTAAATTCGACTGTTTCCATATTTTACGACATTAGCAATGCAGACACGATCAGAAAAAGAATACACGTAGCTATAATTGAAATCACAGAAACGCAATTGTATTTTTTTCGAATATCGCGACCTTGTTCTTTTGAATTATCACACTCTTTGCAATCCATATCAAGTGTGGAGGTTGAGGTGTCAACGTATCTGCAACTTTCGTTACAGTACGGACACTTGAATGGTATTTTTACTAGGCTTGTTTTCATGATTTTGATTATTTGTAAATTCAACTGTCATGTCGATTCGAATTAGTCCAAGTATCATCACGTCCGTCCTTGTGCTCTTCTACCCATTTAGTCATATAGTCACAAAGTTGTTTATGCCATACTTTTTGACCTTCGACAGGCTTCCAGTGTTCCGTTTCTGACTTCTTAGCCATTTTTAAATACTCATGTATTTCACCAGTGGCGTTTACCATTGGCAGATATAACCAACGTGGAGTAAAACAAAAGGATAGCTTATCCGCAAAGCAAAGTTTTGAGGGGTTTTCGTTATTTTTCTTTGCATAATATCGGGAGTGATTCATTGAAAATGCACCCCAAATGTTATAATAGCATTTTACTTTCTTTAATTTTCCACTGTCGTCAATCATTTCAAAAGTGTTGATTAACTTCCAATCAAAAAGCTTATGCATTATTCTTGCTCCGAGTTCTACGTGCGTTTCGCCCTCCACTCCATCCATGTTAGGCTTACCCCAATATCCTAGGTCATGAACAAAAAATGCAACCCATATACGAGGGTCGAACGGAAAACCGTATAATTTCACCCATGCTAATGCCACAAAAATTGGGTGGATAAAGAAGCAGTGCGCCCCGAATAAAACTGATTTCGTTCCTACTTTCATAACTCCATTTTTAAAACGTCCATATTATCCTCGATATACTCTTTCACCTCGTCAGTGCATTTATTGTTTTCATAAATCCAGATAAGGTACCCGGCTGGAACTTTTTCCATTTCAGTTCCTTTGTACTTTCCGAATGGCATCAGTGATTTGTCTGTAAGTGCGTCCATATTATCGCTTTTTAATTATTTGTAAAATAAATCTTATCACTCCTACTAAAATGATTGCGTATCCTAAGAATTGAAATACTTTCATACTGCTATTTTTGTTTGTTCGTGCAACTTAATTGCAACGGCTTCGCAAAGAACACGTGCCATTGTTACTTCCACGGCATTACCGATGTATTTCTTTTGTTCTGCCTGCGTTCCGATAAGCTTGTAATCCTTTGGGAATCCCATTATCATTTTCAGTTCAGGAATTTTCAACATTCGCATTTTTATGTCAACTATTCCGTAAATCGACATGAATTCTTTGATTTTTACGGTGAATTCAGAATCATCCTTCTCAATTCGAATTTGCATCTTACCGTCTTCAGCAACGATGAAATAAGGTGGCATTTTGTCCATTCTAGCAATCAAAGTGAAACATGGGTCATCGACCGAGCGAACCTGGTTTCCGAATTGTGGGTTCATTAAGTAATGCCATTTCCGATTAGCAGTAATCACTTGAGACGGTTCATCGATTGAGCTACCAACGTTATTGAAGTTAGTGTTCATTATCCACGGCTTAACCGTTACAAGGTTATATTTCGGTACCGTTGTTATCGTTCCCAATGGATTGTTTACCGTTGCAGCCTTTCCGTTACCGAACTGTTGGTCAATAAACCGTGGAGATACTAAAGCCAATCTGTCTTTCGTTGTTACTGTTGGGCTTGGATTGTTGACCGAACTAACATTATCTCCATTTCCATAGTAAGCTGAAAGAAAATCACATTTTATAAGTGAGTGGTGATCTTTAGTGGTGATAACTCCCGCAGGTTCTTCTACCGAAACATTTTTACTATCAGGGTGACCTGAATAATACTTTGAAATAAAATTAGCTGTAACTAATCCTAATCTATTCTGACAGCTTACAACCGGACACGGTTCATCAATTGACGGTGGGTTATGCTTTCCTGTTTTTCCATTAGTGGAATTGTATTTCAGAATCCATTTATCCTTACCGCCTGCTACGAATTTAATAAGTCCTGCATAAATCCTTTCGAGTGTTTTTTCGGATAAATCTTTCTTTCTGGTGAAAATTGATACACCTTCATCAGTGAAGTCAAGCACTTCTTTTACTGGCTTCCATTTCTTGAAAGCGAACATTCCGACTGAACCCCCTTTGCAATGTGTCGGCTCTGGCCATGATATTGGAAGATCATATTTTGCGAATTGGAGAAACAGCCTTTTTCTTGAAGTGTACGCACCGAAATCGGCACTGTTTAAAATTCTAAAGTCTGAGTGATAGCCATAAGAGCAGACTTGTTTTATCCAGCGCAAATAGTCTTTTCCATTATTTTTGCTTACTGGCTTTCCATTGTCGTCCAATTCTCCCCAACTCATAAACTCTTCTACATTCTCAATATGAATGTAATCAGGGTTCAATGCCTCAACATATCGGAACAAATGCTCAGCTAACGTCCGGCTATCTGCATCACGTGATTGACCTCCTTTTGCTTTGCTGAAATTTGTGCATTCAAGTGAAGCCCACAAAACAAGCTTTGCATTAGGATAAATTAGCCTCATAAATTGAACGTGAGCGATCAATTTAGACAAATCTAGCGTTCTTATATCCTCTGTGAAATGTAGTGCATCCGGGTGATTTTCTTCGTGAGAAGCAATTGCATTTCTGTCATGATTTACACACGCGATTACTTTTGCACATTGTTCATCTCTCACTTTTGCACTTTCAACTCCTGTCGAAGTTCCGCCGGCACCGCAAAACAAATCAACGTAAATCAGTTTAATATCTTTGTTTTCCATTATTTAACCAATTCGAAGTAAGTATATAATTTGTCAGCTCTTTCGTTCGGAACGCAATTGACCGTGTCACACGTTTCGCTCATTTTTTCGTGGTCGAAACAACACTTCCGACACGCAGATACTTTTGTATTTTGGTCTAATACGCGACAAACTACTTTCTTTCCGTTTATCTGTCCTGTTTGGGAGTCTGTGAATTCTTGTTTCATAGCTTATTTTTATATGGGTTTTCTGGTAATGTATTTACGTCAACAGCATCTCTTTTTTCTATTAACCCTGCAATATCAAAGTGTTCGTTAATTAGATATTTCACCAAACCAAATCTGATATTATCAATTATATCCACTTTTTCAATTATATTTCTAATTGTAATTTCATCTGAAATATCTAATCCTAATTTTTCGTAATCTGAAAGTGGATAAAGTACCGGCTTGTGGTTAGCACCTCCCTCTAGCTCATCAAATAAATTACTTATTGAAATATGTTCAAAATCATTTGCGATTTCTACCGAGTCCATGTGTGCGTGTAAATCCCAGATTAATTCAGGATTATTATCTGTAATTATCTTTAATCCACTCCAAAGGCTTATTGCTAGTAATTCTTGTTTTTTCATATTTTATGCTTTGATTGTATTTCTAAAAATGATTGACTGCTTTTTTCATTTGCTTTCATGCTCACATGATCTGAGTAGTTCAAATTATCTGACACTGATATTCTATCTGACAAATACTGCTCAATCCATGATATTATTACATTCCCGTCTAATCGGTCATAAACAACCCCATACAAACCTTTTTTGGCACTTGAAAAACAGAACTTGAAATCGTCAATTTTCAAGTATCCATAAGTATCTATGATTATCTCCGCAGTCTGAGCCAATTGAACCTCTGACATTGTTTTTCCAACATTAAAAAAAGAGACAAGGTCAGTAAGCATTGTAACTACCAATGCAGAAACTGTCATATTACCTGTATTTTCGTTGGTTGTAGCCCGATTGAAAGCCCCGAGAGTGCAAACAGGAGATAATACACATTCTTTAATCGAAAGTGGTTTAATCGTGTTGTAGTACTGTTTTGGATATTGCGCGAGAAGAATTATGCTTTCTTCCTTTGTTTTTGGCATTATAACCTGTGGTATTCTGCCAGTGGAGAGTATTATGCTTTCGTGTTGTTTATAAACCTCTATCATATTATACTTTTGTTAAGTCTACAACTGTATTCTGAACTATCTTTTCAGCCATTTTGCCAAGTTCTGCAGCAGCTTCTCTGCGCTTTGAACCCTCTGACTGAAATAGATTAGTTCCTTTTTGTTTATACACCTTATTTTGTGGTTGTGAAATAGCCGTTGTTAGTGTTTTCTTCCAGTCAATATCTTTCGATTTTGATTTCTTCTTATGAGTCCAACCAGCCTCTGTAGCCCAAAACTCAGTACACGACTTTTCAATTGTCAATTTTATGTCTAAGTTCGGGTTGAATCTCTCTCTTTCTTTTATCCAAGAATCATCGTTTATCAGAAGCCTGTATGTGTTTCTCAAATCGGATAAATAGATTTTGAAATCTGACCTCCATGGCTCAACAACTATATTTTTTTTTCTTTCTTTTTTTTCTCTATCTTCTTTTCTTTCTTTTATTGGGTCGGCTTGCGTACGGATATCGTTTGTTAAGCGTTCGGTTTGCGTTTGGCTATCGTGTAAATCACTTTGGTAAGTTTCATAATTACAAACTGTTATGCGTGTAGTTTTCGTGAGGTTTTCGTGTGTAATCATACTGTCCTTTTCGAGTAGATTGAAAAAGTTGCGAACGGTATCTTTCGATACATTCCAACGTTCCCCCCAAGATTTTAAACTCATTATCGACTGACCTCTTTTACAATCATATAATTCATTTCCTATATTGATTTTGTTATCTGAAAAGTTTACGGTAAGCAGAATATCTACCCACCATTTTAATTTTACAGGGTCTTTCCAAATCCAGTGTTTATTTATATCCCTGCTTAATTTCAACCATCCAGCCATATCAAGTATATTAGTTAATAGTGATAATTATAAATTTATCCAAACTTATAAGTTAGTTCCGTAAAAAATCCAAGTCCAAGTTTAATTACCTTGTCTACCTCAATCATGCAGCCTTTTGACTCCGTCCAACCCTCACAAAGAAATATGTGAGAACACCACTCCAATTCAAGCAAGTCTTCATACATATATTCTTCGTGTGTTGGCTCTCTTTTACACATTGACATAATTCTGCTTTCGACCTGTTTAGCAATATCGAAAGGATTAATAACTTTATGGCCTTGTGACTCGAAATACCGTTGAAGTGACAATGCTTTTTTATATTGAGTTTCTCTGCATTTATCTGTTATTGGGAGTGAGATATAGATTTCCATGTCATTTTATTTTAATAAGTTGCAGCGAAAAACATGATATTCTACATCGCCAACTCAAAGGTTCTCCTTTAAGAACCGGATTAAATTATTAGTTGGATTAATGTTTTTCGCTGCAATACGCCCGAACGCTTTCAGGCACATTTTACTTATGCAATTTCTTCGAATTCAAATAATGTAGGAGCCGTCAACTCACATTCAATCTTTCGCAAGTAGAAAAGTCCGTCACGGAAATAATCAGAATTAAGCTCAATACCCATTCCCTTACGCTTCATTTTTAAAGCCATATATGGAACTGTCATTAATCCTCCGAAAGGGTCAAGAACCAAATCACCCTCATTTGAGAATCGACCTATAATTCTTTCTACAATATCAAGTTGTAGAGGGCATACGTGATTTTGAAGTTTCTTTTGTGTTTGATTAGAGTTGAGTGTTCGCATTCTCAGCACGTCTGTCCAAACATTCGGGTCGTTTGAAACTGGAGCTATACTCATATAGGTTGCCGGAAGTTTATTTGCATCCTCCATAACTTGACCTACTCGTATATGCTCGCGATAATCATAAAGGCTGTTTTTGCTGAAATCCTGAAAGTATCGTTGTACTTTTTCGATAGGGAGTGATTTAATTTCATCGCTTGATAGGAATCTATCACCGGAGCTTCTCCAAAACCCTGAAGCATCAACTTGCCAGTGTGCCCTTGTGTATTCGTCCTTTGGTTTTGTTACCGGTTCGTCAGCATACGCCTTTGAGGTATCAGTTGGTAGTTTTCTGAAAAGTAAAATATACTCATTCATTCCACATCCCATTTTTGAGCCGTCTTTCGAGTTCTCTGTCCAACCCAAACGGTAAGTCTGGTTGTTTTCCCTTACTACGTCAGTAACGACCGTTATACGACCAAAAAAGATAAACCCATGCTTTCGAAAACTTGCAACGGTCATATCTGAGAAAGGATCTACTGACGGCATTCCCAAACCGGTTGCATTCCCAAATAAAATCCTATCTTTTACATGAATGGCAGCTACTCGACCAGGTTTTAAAACCCGAAGTAGTTCAGGTACCAAGAAGTCCATTTGTTCAAAGAATTGGTCATTATCTTCGTTATGGCCGAAATCATTGTAAGAGGGTGAATATTCGTACTGATTACCAAAAGGAATTGACGTGTGAATCAAATCTACACTGTTTTCTTCCATGCTTTTGGTTTCTTCCACACAGTCATTATTTACTGCTGTGTAGAATTGCCCGTTTACTTCGTATCGTTCCATTCCTATTGTTCTTTTTAGTGACTCCATTGCATTTTGAGTGAGTCCGAATTGTTTAATTATTTTAGTCATGTTTTCTACAAGTTCAATGTGTTGCGCCCATTTACCAAGTAGAACCTTAAGAATACTCTCTTCGCTCTCGGCATAGATAATGTGAACGTTTACTTCTTTGGTCTGCAAGAACCTGTAGCAGCGGTGAATTGCCTGTATAAAGTCATTGAATTTATACCCAACTCCCAAGAATACCATGTCAGCGCAATATCTTTGAAAGTTACACCCAGAACCACTGATACGTGGCTTTGTGGCTAGATATTTGATTTCTCCATTTGAGAATTTAATGATATTACTCTCTTTGGTTTCAATATCCTGTGAGCCGTAAACCTCGACGCATTCTTGTATTGTTTTTTTAATCGCACGTCGTTCATCTTCAAGGTCGTGCCATATCAACCAATGTTTATCCGCATTATCACCTTGAATAATTTCTTGCATTTTATCAATACGATCATTCAGAGTGAGTCTTTTTTCTCTCGAAGCCTCCGCTAACCCCATTGCTGAATCACGAAACATTTTCTTTTGCCCGTCCAATTCATCAATTGCCAGTGAGTGGTCAACCGTTACACAGTGATAAATTATATTCAAAGGGGGCAAATCGTATCCGTCATCCGAATATCCCAAGTCAGAAGGATTAGTAATGAACAAAGCCCATGAAGACATCCAAAACCAGAACTCCTCTTCTTTGTGAGGATATAAAGTAAGATCGTTTGCTTTTTGTGAGTTGCGAGCAAAGAACCTGGTCAATGCCTGTCCAGTGTCCATTATTCCTAAGAATCCGGCATAATGAATCAACTCTTTGAATTTATTTGGAGAAGGAGTGGCTGTACAGACAAACCGATAAGGAACACTTTCGAATAATGGAAGAAACTCTTGATAAGTTTTTGAGCCATACGAGCGCAAAACAGAAGCTTCATCGAGTGTTACGAATGTAAATTGGTTCACGTCAATTCCACCGTCACGAACACGTTCATAGTTGGTTATCATTATTGGAGTGGGGGAATTTAGAATATCCTCGTTTGACTTCACGTAGGTAATATGAATGTCCAACTTCTTACCGTCTTCTGTGAATTCTTGTTTAACCCCCAAAGGGCAAATAATCAAAGCCAAACCGCCTTTTTTCTTGATAGTCAAACGTGCCATTTCCAACTGACAGAATGTTTTACCTAGCCCAAACGAGCTAAACAAAGCCCTTTTTCCGCCCTTTAAACCCCAAATGATTGAATCTTTCTGAAACTCAAAACACATTGGATTGATTTCGTCACGTTCAACCTCAAAACCGCTGAGTGGTGAAAACTTTATTTTTCGCTCTATAAATTCTTTGTAGTCCATTTTATAAATTAGTTTACTTGTTTTTCGTAGTAGTTAGGGCATTTAGTCGGTGAGTGTTGCCAGATATTCTTTATCTTACACCATACCTTAAAGTCCTCAATAGTACCTCCGTTTTTGCAGCTTTTACAATAGCATACGTGTGGTATTACCCTTTCTGTTTCGTCTTTTTTCTTTGCCATATTTGCAATAAAATACCCCGAGCGGAATTGCCCGGGGATAAATACCACTTGCAAACTGTTCCTGTCTGCCAATCCTCTTGTGGTTGATTGTGAGATGTAGATCGGATTTGAACCGACGACCTGTTGGTTGGGGACGACTTACCCAATTTGCGCCATTAATTTCAATTGCTCTACCAATCTGAGCTACTACACCGTTTCACTACCACTAAACCAGACTATGTAAGTGCGACCGAACATAATAAGATTTGAGTGGTGGATTTTTAAAATGGCAGGTCGTCTGAACCTGTCATATCAATAATTTCATCGGCTTGCATTGCTTTCTTTTCAAATGGCTTAATTCCTCCGATAATCGGATTAAGAGAGTTTAGAATATTTTGAATTTCAGCCTCTGTAAATTCTGGATTGTTTGTTTGAATTTCAGCTTTTATATCTTCGATAAGTTCTTTTGAGAAGCTTTGCTTTACCATGTGGGTATCAGCATATTTTTGTTCTCTGAACTCATAAGCCGAAAGGTCAAGATATACTCCTTTTTCACCTACGAATAAATGACAGTCTTCAACTGGTATAATTACGCAGTCTTTTTTTTGCCCTGTCTTTCCGGTAAGTTTTGAAAACATAACTCCGGGCATCCTTGAAAGATTGATTTTAATTGCTAAGTTGCTCATTTTGTTTTTTTATTTAAAAAATACTTGGTTTCTGTTCCGCAACATTTTTTTTGCTTTTTACCTGAACCACAAGCGCACGGCTTATTTCGTTGTTGCTTTTCTGAGCTAAATGGTGGTCCGTCTCCTCTTAGAAATAGGACTTTTCTTTTTGTTTTCATTTGTTATGTATTTTTTGATGACACGTTTCGCAAACACAAATCAGACAATCTAAATGGTCAAGCTCCTTTCCTACTATGCTTTGACCGTTTACATAGTATCGCAGGTGGTGAATTTCAAGATCGAAGTCCTTACCGCATTTTACACATTTGTGTTTGTCTCGCAGCTTGACTTCTCGCTTTACTTGCTTCCAGTATTCGTTGTTTTTAAGGCTCGCCCGATATTTAGTCGGACGACCTTTAATATGTTGAACACGGCTCATTTATTACTCCACTTCTTCAACTTCTGCTTCTTCCAAATGCTCAGAACCTAAAGGTTTTATTTCCTTTATTTCAACTCCGTAGAGTTCTTTGAAAACGTCTGCATTTTTGGTGGAAGAATTGAAAACGTCACTTCGTTCCCATTGTGGGATTTGGCGAACGTGGCACAATTTGAATCGTTCGTTAATCCAAGAATAGTACAAGTAGTTTTCGCCTACTGGGATACGGAAAGTTTCGCCAAATTTCAACTCCATTTTCTTTGTACCAATACGAACCTGAGAAACCAGGTCGTCAATCTCTGTGTTGACAGCTTGATACTTTGCTTTAGCCTCTTTTATTTTGTTCTTTGCCTCTGCAATGATTGCATCTAACTCAGACTCTAATCTCGGTTTTTTACTTTCGAGTAGAACCTGATATTCATCTCGAATCATTTCCTTTTCATATTCGTCAAGGAATCTTGTTGCGACAGTGTCCTTTTCTTGAATTGCGATTAACTTAGAAGCTACACATTGCCGAACGTCTTCAATGTTAGTGAACTCTTCAAAAATTACAGTTGGAAATCCTAACTGCTCTGGGACATCAAACTTTGCATCTGACGGTAAATAATCTTTCTCCATTTTACTTTTTCTTTAAAATTTCTATTTCGTTTTTAAGTCTTTCGTTGTGTTTTCTTTCTAAAATCAAATTGCCTTTGACCTCTTTCAATTCACTAATTATTTGTTGTTGATCTAAGATAGCTTGAGAATAGATAGTATTTAAGTACTTTTTGTAACAGAAATAACCTCGACGATAGAACGATAATTCACAGTCTTTTTTTTCTGCAAATTTCCCGTCTTGATCTCTTCCCTCTATCAATAGAGCCATACATTTAGCGTCGAAGTCTTTCATATTATTCTAATTTAAAAACACCCATTTTATAAAGCTCATATACAATATCCGCTTCATGAAAAGCATCATCAGCTCCTCTATGAAGTTCTACATATTCAATTTCAGGAAAGAAATGTTTCCAAGCCTCTTCAACCTTTGGCCATTTATAACTTGAGTATCCGTTCCGATTTGGAAGCTTGCAAATGTCAGTTGATAGAAGCATTGGGCAGGGTAACTTTTTAGGAAACTTCAAGCCTCTGCTTTCGAGAAAGTCAAAGTCAAATGACCGATTAAAAGCCGTTGCTCCATTTGGATGCATATCAATTATAGCTTGTATTTCTGGCAATATATTTATAAGCCAAATAGACTGTTGAATTTCTTCAGTTGTCATATATCCATTATGAACTATCCAGCTATCTTCAACCTCCTTTTTAGTGATAGGTCTTTCATGTACGACTGAGCTAAACAATATCTTTTTTTGTCCAGTATTGAGGTCGAGAGAAACTATCCCGACCTCAACAATTTTACCACCCTGATTTAGAAAACCAGTAGTTTCAATATCTAATACTAGTATTTCCATATCCTAAAATTCAATTTCTGTAGGGTGAATATCCTTTTCGCTCCATTGTGGGAGTTTCATGTCAATTATGCCGTATGCACCTTGTTCGGCACGGGCATCGAAACCAGGAAACCAGTTCTTATCAAAGCAATCTTTTACGATTTGAATCGCTGAATCGTACTTGTATTTTCCAAGTTGCAAGTCTTCAGGTGCCCACCACAACACAGCCACGTCGTATGGTATGACGGTTTGAAGCATTATCATAATGGTTACATTGAACTGGCGACCTGTTATATCTGTCATTACTTTTTGATACATGCCCTCTGAAAGCTCATATTTGAGTTTTGCAGCATGATAGTAGAAATGGTCGAGATTATCGCAGCGAGTAGTTTTGAAAGAAATTACAGCATCAACACCTATGTTCTCTTTAATA